CAGGCGTCAAGCAGACCGTGACGTTCCCCGATGGTAAAGGTTACCTGCCAACCACTGACATGTGGAAGAAGATGCGCTTTGTCACTGTGGCCGACACCACGTTCATCTTGAACACCGACGTGTGGGTCTGGGCCGACGACATACCGGATACCCGAGTGGACCCTAAGACACGCGCCTCGGTGTTCATCAAGCAAGCTGTGGCTTCGGTCGCATATGCAATCTATGTGAACGGTAATCTCGCTGCCACCAAGACAACTCGAAACAACACTGATGCATCCAACGCCCTCGAGGGTACTGCTCAAATCGCTGCTTCACTCGCGCAAAACGCCCGTACTCGCGGTTATCTTGACGCAGTCTCGGTTGGCTCCACGGTCACCTTGTATCACTGCTGGTGATGTCATTACGGTAGACGATCAGTTCGGCGGCGGGGCTATGACCACGTACACCGAGGGTCTCCAAGAGTTCGACGATCTACCGCCTATCGAAGTTGAAGGTCGCCTCGTGCGTCTTGAGGGTAACCTTGACGATGCATCTGCGTCCTATTGGGTTGTCTTCGAAGGTGGTCTCTGGACCGAAACCGTGGGTTACGGCAGTGGCCGTGGGTTAAACCCATCGACGATGCCACACATCCTCAAGAAGACCGCTCCGAACACTTTCGAGTTTCGTGAGAACTTCTGGAACTCCCGTATCTGTGGGGATGATGATAGCAATCCGGACCCAACATTCGTTGGCAGCAAGATCAACGGTATGTTTCTCTTCAAAGGACGTCTGGGCATGCTGGCCGAAGAGAACGCTGTCCTATCCGGCGTGACAGTCTTCGAGGACTTCTATCGGACAACTGTTGTTCAACTACTGGCATCTGATCCAATCGACGTGGCCTCGGTCACCGGACGTGTCTCGACGTTGTACCATGCGGCATCCTTCTCTGACGAGTTGGTCCTCTTCTCTGACAAGCAGCAGTTCCGTCTCTCTTCGGGCAACGTCCTGTCGGCAGAAACCGTAGGCATCACGAACTCCACAAGCTACCCATGTTCCACTCTGGTGGCACCTGTGGTCGTCGGATCGTCCGCTTACTTCATGGCTGACGGTGCAACCAACACGATTGCTCGAGAAGTCTTCATTGATGGTCAACGTGAGACCGTGAATGGTGAAGACATCGCTGTCCAAATCCCGAGCTACATCCCCAAGAACATCCGAGCGTTGACCGCAAGTACGCAGGCAGACGTGTTCCTCGCCCTCTCTGAGGATGAACCGAACGCCCTGTACGTTTACAAATGGTACACAGCGTCTGGTAAGAAAATCCAGTCAGCTTGGTGTAAGTGGGTGTTCGATCCCAACATCACAATCGTGGGCATGGGGTTCATCGATAGCTTCTTGTACCTCGTCTACAAAGTGGGCACCGAAGTTCGCATCGATAGGATCAACGTAGCTCCAACCATCGAGAAAGACCTCCTGCTTGACCACCAGTTCACTCAGGCCGAGGCTGTGTCCATCACTTACCTCCCTGATATCGACAAGACAGCCGTTATCATCCCCTATCAAACCAACGCCACGGTGGAGTTCTACCGCATCGATGGTGACCGAGGTGGTGAACCGATGAACGGTGTTATGGACGCAGCGAACCTCTATGAGTTCGATGGTGACATCAGGGGACAACAGTGGGTCGCTGGGTTGAACTACGAGTTCCTCTACGAGTTCTCAACTCAATATCTACGAGAAGAGAACAGTGCCGGAGAAAGCGCGATCCAAGATGGTCGTCTGCAGCTTCGATACATGTCCGTGATCTATACGGATAGTTCCTACTTCGAGGCTCACGTCACGCCGACCAACGGTGCCACGGTAATCACCCCGTTCAACGGACGGACACTCGCAGACCCTGACAACGTAGTTGACCTGATCCCTGTGGATACGGGTGAGTTCAAGTTCCCTGTGTTCGCAAAGAACGAGGAAGTTGTCATCAAGTTGGTCAACAATCTGCCCTACCGCTGCGCCTTTGGGTCGGTGGAATGGACAGCAAACTACAGACAGAAAGCACGGAGAGTATAATGGATAAAGGTTACGTGCGCCCAGCGCGATTAGAGGACGTTCAAGTTCTCGCTAATGATCTGCGTGAAGCGGACAGAGCCGAAATCCAAGCATCCTCGGGGAGAGACCCAGAGGTTGCACTCTCGGCAGGTGTAAGACGGGGTGTCACAAGGGTAGCATGTCTACCTAACGGCACTCCCGCAGCCATCTTTGGGATTGTCCCAGTAACAACCGACACCGGAGCAATCTGGATGGTCGCAACCAATCAGTTCAAGAGCGTCCAGCGTCAGTTCCTCAAGGAATGCCGTGGGCAGCTAGAAGACATCAGCAAGCCATACCGCCTGATCTTCAACTTTGCCGACGCCCGCAACTCCGTTCACCATCGGTGGATCAAGTGGATGGGCTTCACAATCATCAAGAGACACGAGCAGTTCGGCCATGAAGGTCGCGCTTTCCTCGAGTTCGTCAAAATAACGGAGGGGCCACCATGTGTGAACCTGTAACACTAACGGCCATCGCCACTGCTGCTGGTCCCGCCTTGTCCACCGCTATCGCCTCGGGTGCTGCCAGTGCAGGACTTGCCGCTGTTGGGACCGTAGCCGCAATCGGTAAACAGAACGACGCAGCCGTAGCAAATACTTCCGCAGCTAAGACAGCCATGAATGGTGAGATCGCCACGACCACTGAGCAATACATCGAGCAAAACCGTTCGTTGGTTCAAGGTGGCTTCGACGCGATCCTCGCAGGACGTGCCGCAGAGGCCGAGGGTTATACCTCAGCTATCTCCAACGGTGTCCAAGGCGCATCGGTGAAAGCCATGCTCCGTGATCGCAAGCAGAAGACTGCTCGTGGTGCTGGGCGTACTGGTCAGGAAATGGACTCTCTCGCTCGTCAAACTGGTGCCAACTTCAAGCACATCGGTTCGAAGGCTCAAGGACGCATCAACGGTGTCGCAACAACAAGCTTCGGTATTGGTGATCTAGCAAAGATCGCTGCACCGATGGTCAACGCACAGATGGATTAACACATGGCACCTCGCAACACACGGGTAGCACCCGAGACCGAAGTACGCAGCCCAGCGCGGAGCTTCCTGAACTCACTCGACAACTTCTACGCACCAACCCGAGACACCCGTAAAGAGCAAGCGTTCCAGCAGGGCATCAATGCCTTCTCCGGTATCGTGGATCAACAGGCTGCTCGGGCCAAGAACACGCGCAACCAAGACGAAAACCAACAGGGTATCGCTGACGCTCTGCGCGAACAAGCTGGTGAAGAAATGCAAGGGGTTCGCACAGGGTCCATCTTCCGGCAGAACTCCCAGTTCTACATGGCGGGTCTCAATGAAACTCGAGGTAAAGCTGCGGCGGCTCAGTTCAAAGCGGAGACTGCTCAAGCCTATCAGGATTGGGAAGGACGCCACACCGACGACGATGGTTCAGCTTTCCGTGCATGGATGAATGAACGCGTGGGTAACTTCATGGGTACACTTGGCGAAGACCAATATCGCATCGCCGGGGCACTCCCGATCATCAACGAAGTCGCCAACAACTACGCTGCCCAGCACACAGGGTTCACATCCAACCGCCTCGAGACAGAGAGCTTTGAGGCATACGACGAGATTGTCTCGGGTATATTTATGGGCCTTGCCGACGGTGAGTTCGATATGGATGAAGCCGTAGCTCGTATCGCCCATGAAGCTGACGACATGTACGAGACCGATGGTGCAGAAGCCAACAACCGTGTCGTGGACGCTGCCATCCGGTACGCGAATATCCACAATGACCCTGACAGCATCCTTGCGTTGGCTCGGGCACACGATAGCGGCACTCTGCAAATCTCACAGACCAACCGTGAGAAACTGGCGAATGCTATGGATGCTGTCGAAGCAGACATCAACCGTAACGCTGCGCGATCCAACGCTCAGGACACTGCAGCCGCCAAGGCTCAGAAGGCAGCAACTCTGGACGCATGGGCAGTCGCTCTTGAAGAGAACCCCTACGCTGAAATGCCCACCACAAACGACATTGGTGACGCAGCCCTTCGTCGGGACATGATGACCTTCCAGAACGCAGCAATCGCAAGCGCAGAGGTAGAGAACCCTGGCATATCCAACCAGAACCGCATGTTGCTTGAGGCTGACCTCTTCGACGCGGGTACGATGCAAGAGAAGCTGACGGTGTTGACTGACTTCGTACAGACCAACCCAAATGGTCTCTCAGGTGCTGAGTTCACTCGGCTCACCAAAGAGATCATGGAACAATCACGTCCAGACAGCCTGACCAAGAACACCCAAGTGATCAACCGACGGAACAACTTCGCGGCTGGCTTGGCTAACCTCCAGCTGGGTGACGGCCATTCGGACAGCGTGGGTTCAACCCTGCGTACACAAGGTATGATTGCCTTCAACGAGTACATCTCGACACAGGGTGCTAACGTCAACACTGCTGATCCGGTCGCTATGAACCAGCTGTTGGTCGATGCGGAAGCCTACGCTATGCAGACATTGGCATACAAGTTCCCACCTCTCATGGGTGACAAAGTTGCCGAAGCCCCTGAGCTTGCTGCTGCGATGGGTGCTGACGTTGCTGTTGCTGATCAACAAGCTACTGCGGCTCAGGCTGCACTTGAGGCATTCACTGCAATGGCTGGTGGAGAAGCCGAAGCCGCAGAGGCAAACCCAGAGACACCGGACGTTCCACTCGAGGAACAACCTACGCCCTTTGAGGATGCTGATACGGACGCTCCATACTCTGAGACACGAGGGGCTTTCTACGGTGAGCTAATCAATCGGTTCACTGACGGTGAGGACAACCGGGCACGGCCACAGATGGCTACCGCTGTTCTCGATGAAGACCCTGAGTTCGCATCGCGTGTCAATCAACTTGGAGACAAGTACAACGTCAACCCAATGGCACTCATGGCAATCATGCAGTTCGAGACGGGTAGCACGTTCTCTACCAATATCCGCAACGCTGCAGGCTCTGGTGCGACTGGTCTGATCCAGTTCATGCCATCTACAGCACGGGCTTTGGGCACCACCACAGATGAACTCGCGGGGATGACCCGTGTGGAACAGATGGACTACGTCGAGGCTTACTTCGACCAATTCGGTTCCAAAATCCAAGGTGGTGAAGTTGATGATCTGTATATGGCCGTTCTCTGGCCTGCAGCTATCGGCAAACCGGATGGTTACGCCATCTTCCAACAAGGCACTCGCGCCTACGAACAGAACGCTGGTCTCGATACCAACGGTGACGGAACAGTTACCAAATTCGAGGCGTCAGCAAAAGTAAAGGCCGCTTTCTACGGCTATTAACCCCAAAGGAAATCCAATGGCAGACTTCGAAACTATCCCACAAGACGCTATTGATCGGCTCCATGCAAACCCTGAGTTCGCACCGCAGTTTGACACTGTGTTCGGCGCAGGGCGGGCAGCACAGCTAATCGCGGCGCAAGCTGGTATACCGGAGCCTAAAGAGGCTGACGACGAATGGTCTGTCATTGGTGAAACCTTCCGGGCACTCGGGGGTGGCGTCCGTGACGCTGTTCAAGAGTCAGGCAACGCGATCCAATCAGGCGCAGAGACCGCAGGTAACTACCTGACAGGCGGTCACGATCTCTATTGGACCGAAGAGAAAGGCTTTGAGTGGCTCTCACAGGATGAGGTCAACTCTGGCGCTTACACAATCCCCAACTGGCAGACGAATGACCTGATTGGCGACGACGGTCTACTCAGCCTCCCAGAAGTGGCAGACAACAAGACACTCGTAGGCGGCATGGGCCGTGGCATCGTTCAGTTCACTGCAGGCTATATCGGCTTCGGTAAACTGACAGGCCTCAAGGGTCTCAAGGGCGCATTCTTGAATGGCGCTCTGGCAGATGCAATCGTGTTCGATCCGTCTGACCCCAACATCACGAAGGTCCTTGAGAACTATGACATCGATCTAGGCCTCTTCGGGGACGCTCTGGCAACAGACCCTGACAGTCCTGAGTACTTCAACCGTCTACGCAACGCCGCTGAAGGTGCCCTCGCGGGTGCAATCGTGGAAGGTATTGGTTACGGCGTCCGCGCTGCCCGCGCCCTCAAGGCTGGTGACGAAGCTGGTGCTGCCGAGTTCACAGAACAACAGAACGAAGTCCTCAAGGCACTCGATGAAGAGATCGACGTGTTGGAAGCAGGTGTCCGCTCCGACGTAGACGAAACACTCACCCTCGCCCGTGATCTGTTCGGTGATCTGGACAACACCGTTCTAGGCGAAGTTGATCAGAAGTATTTCGATGAACTCCAGAATGGAAATCCAGAAGAAGGTGTGCCTACAGCTATCAGCCCTGTTACAAGTAAATCCTTATATCAACGGGCTACGCAGCTTCCAGACGAGGTAGAGGCCGCTGCAATGGCGGATGGAGGTCCTCTTGAGCAAGTAAACCTCAGCGATCTTAGGACGACGCAGCCCTTTGTTACCGGGGACGGGTCCATGACGGAAGGCCCAATCAAGGTTGTACGTATTGATGGTGAACTGGTTATTTTAGACGGTAACCACCGTGCCCACGCGGCCATAGAGGCAGGGGAGGCAACAATATCAGCCCGGGTAACAGATGTACCGTCCACAGCCCCTCGCGCAGCCAACGACAATGCACCTCTCCGCGCACCTGATGAACCCACTCAGTTGGACCTTGGGAACGTGGATGTGGACGGTCAGGTTCGCATGGACGCTGATGTCATACCACCAGTGCCGCCCGTACAGGCCGCTACGGGTGGCAAGGCCGCTCCTGCTCGTAAGGTATTCATGACACCCGAGGCCGTCGAGAAGGCACGTATGCAGGCTCAATTAGCCGCTGGCGCAACACCCGCGACCAAGCAGGCTATGTTCTCGTTCCGCTCACTGACTACGATGGGTGACTTCTCAGAAGTTCTCGATGAAATCTCTGGTGCGGCGGCGCATATGGCCGACGAGTTTACGAAGATCAAAGGTGGCAACGTACAGCGATGGTCAACCGTCGAGAGGCAGTCTGCTGCAAAGCTTCGTGAGATGGCAAAGATGACAGGCGAGGACCCAAAGGCTCTCGTTCGTAAGTTCATGGCTGCTGACATGGGTGACATGACAAAGATGGCTGCTGAAATCCACGCTCGTTCCCGTTTCATCTTGACGGTTGAGAAGGACCTCAAAGAGATGGCTCAGGCTATCACAACAGGGGCGTTCGATCCGAACCGCTGGGTTGGCATCAAAGACCTTGATCACCTCAAGCTTGCCTTCAATCAACGCCGGGAAGTCGGTGCGCAACTGCTGGCTGGTCAGGACGCTCTGCGTTCCAACGTGGCTCGTGCTATGAACGCTATGAAGATGTCCGTCAAAGGCGACGACAAGCTCCAAGCAATGCTTCGTGATCCCGCACTGTTCAAGGACATCGAAACTGCGGCTCGTGCCGTGGCTGACCCTGCCAACGCTGGTCAATCTGCCATCAAGACACTCGAAGACACTATGGGTAAACTTCATGGCTACATGGACCGTGTGAACTCTTTCCGTATCAACGCTCTGTTGTCCGGGCCGGGTACACAGGAAGTCAACATCGTGTCCAACCTGCTCAACAGCTTCATGGTTCCCACTGGGCAGTTCGCAGGTGCCGCTATGGTTGGCGACCGTAAGCTGATGGTTCACGCTGTGCGTCAGTTCCAAGGCTCGTTCGCGGGTATGCGGGACAGTGTCGGCACAGCGCTCCAAACTGGTTGGTGGGACGATGCGGTACTAGATCCGTTCAACGGTAAGATCGAAGATGACAGCCTTCGGGGTGTGATTACTGGTGTCTCATCCGTGGACAAAGTCCTGTCGGCACCCTCGCGGGCACTGATGACAATGGACGAGTTCTTCAAGCAGGCCTCCTACCGTGGCCGTATCTTCGCAGATGCATCTTGGGAGGCTGGAGAGAAGGGCCTCAAGGGTGACGAGAAGGCTGCGTACATCAAACAGAAGCTCAAGGACAGCTACGACGATAAAGGTGCTGCGACCAACGGGGAGGCACTCTTGCAAGCCCAGCGGACAACCTTCACTGAAGCTCTGGAACCCGGAAGCTTCGGCGCAACCATCCAGAACAACGCGGTTAAACATCCTATCGCACGTTTCGTTGTGCCGTTCGTTCGGACACCTATCAACATCCTATCGCAGACCCTCCAGCATGCCCCCGGTCTCGGGTTCGCATCCAAGCGTTTGCGTGATGATCTGAAAGCTGGTGGCGTTCGCGCTGCTCAAGCTCGTGGTCGTCATGCTATAGGCCTCGCTCAGACATCTATGGCAGTCACTATGGCTGCTCTGGAAGACGAGAATGGCAACCGGATGATAACAGGGTCAGGACCAAGCAACCCTGCGGTACGTCGGGCATGGATGAAGAACAACCAACCGTATTCGTTCCGCATCACTAATGAAGATGGGACGGTGGAGTTCTTCTCATACGCACGTCTCGAGCCACTCTCGAACATCTTCTCGATTGCTGCTGATTACATCGAAATCAGTGACGATATCTACAACGAAAGCTCCAAGACACCGATGGCTCAAGCTATGCTAATCTCGGTGATGGAAAACTCGGTGAACAAGACGTTTACGCAGGGTATCTATGACGCAATGTCACTTATGGTTGGTCGCCCACACGAACGGGAGGCTGCTACACGGCAATTCGTGGCATCGTTCGTTCCCAACATTCTGAACCAGACCAACGGTGATGATACACTGCGGGAAACTCGGACGCTCATGGATGCTATGCTGGCGAAAACCCACCTCTACAACGGGGTTGACCCAAAACGTAACGTCCTCGGAGAACCTGTCGTTCGCACGTTGGCTAAGTATGATCCGCTGGGTCTTACAGAGTCAGATCGTCGTGAGATCGACGTGGTAATGCAGGAAATGACCCGCGTTGGTATCGCCAATCAGACTACGATTGGTAACCCAGCGACACGAGTAACGGGACCGAGCCTGATCGACCTCTCAACCATCCCGTTCAGTGACACTCAGTCGGTTTATGACCGCTGGATCGAACTGACAGGCACCGTAGAGATCGGCGGCAAGAACCTACGTGAGCAACTCGAACAAACTATCCGCTCACCCTCGTACCAGCGGGCACCTCTCGGTGGTGTTGGGTCAATTGGGACTAACAAAGGCACGATAATCCAACGTGTCGTCTCCAACTACCGCAACAAAGCTCGTGGTGAACTCCCAGAACTACAGGAGATCATCCGCGAAGAGCGTCGTGTTGGTGCGGCCATGATGCGCGGCCAAGCTTCGGCCAACCGTGCGTCACTCTTTCCACAATCAACACAACCTCTGGCTCCACGTCCTCGCACTTTTGAGGACCTCTTGGGCCGATAACCCAAGGAGCCACTCATGGCTGCATCAGAAGAAACACTAGGGGCGCTGCACGAAGCTGTGGCGTCCAACCTCTTGAAGAAAGTCTTGGATGGGACGGCAACTGCACCTGAAATCAGTGCTGCCATCAAACTGCTGAAAGACAGCGACATCCAAGCACTTCCCACTCCCTCAAACCACCTCGGCAATCTGGCTAAGAGCCTACCCGACTTCGACACAGAAGAAGAGA